CGGCGCCTGGTGCGTCGGCCAGCGTGGGATCGGCAACGGCGGCCGGCGCATCGACCGCGGCGGCAGCCGGGGCCAGCGCTGGCACGGCATCGGTCGCAGGCATCGGCGCGGCGGTTTTTGCCGGCGTCGGCGCGGGCGCCGGCACCGGCTCGGCGACGGGCATCGGCGCGGCGCTGGCAGCGGGCCAGGGCGCCGCGGAGGGATCCGGCACGGGCGCTGGCATCGGCGCCGCGACCGCGGCCGCCACGGGCCTCGCAGCCGGCTCCGCGTCGGCCTCTGGGATCGGCGCCGCGACCTTCGCCGCGATCGGCACCGCCGGCGGCGTCGCCGTCGCCGGGGCGATCGGCTCGTGGATCACGGATGGCGCCGGGACCGGATCAGCAGCCGGGCACGCGACGGTAACAGGCGTCGCTGGCTTCCCGGTCGCGCCACGCCGCGTGCGGGTCGGCGCCCCGGTCGTGGCGCTGCGCATCGCGGGCCGGCCCGGCACGGTTGCCGTTCCCGCCGGGCCCGAACAGGTGAAGATAACGGAGGTCTGACCCGGACATGGCGACGCGCGTCGAGAGCCAGCCGCCGGGCGATACCGGGCTGTTCAGCTTCGACTGGACCGACGCGCTCGCCGCCGTCGCCGGCGACTCGCTGTCCGGCACGCCAACGGTCACGGCCGCGCCGGCCGGCCTGACCATCACCGCGGTCCAGCAGGTCGGCGCGCTCACCAATTTCCTGGCCTCGGCCTCGACCGCCGCGGCTTACACCGTCACGACCCGGGGCGGCCTAACCCCGTCGGGCCGCTCGCTGTCGCAGAGTTTCGCCCTTCTCGTCGGACTGCCGCCCGCGGTTGAGCCGGTCACCCTGGCCGAGGCCCGCGCCCAGCTCCGCCTCGACGCGACCGGCACGCCGGCGACGCACCCCGACGACGACCTCCTGCTGTCGCTGATCACCGCGGCGCGGCAGCACGCCGAGAACGAAACCGGGCGCACCCTGATCACCACGGCGGTGGTCGAGGAATGGGACACCTGGTGGAAACGCTACGCGCGCCATCGCCGCTACGACCAGGCGCTGGCCCGGCACCCGCTGCACGCCTCCTCGATCCAGCCGCTTGTCCTGGGCCGCTCGCCGGTGCAGTCGGTGACATCGGTGCAGTATATCGGCGCCGACGGCGTGCTCGCCGTGCTCGATCCCTCGACATACGTTGCCGACCTGATCGGCGATGTGCGCGGCGGGATGTCGCGCCTCGCGCCGGCGGTCGGGTCGTTCTGGCCGCCGCTGGCGTTGCAGATCGCCGCGGTGACGATCAGCTACGTTGCCGGGCCGCCGGCCGCGATCCCGGAACTGCTGCGCCGCGCCGTGTTGCAGCTCGTCGCGCATTGGTATGAGTTCCGCGGCCCGGTCGCGACCGGCTCGGTCGGTGCGGTTCCCGGCACGGTTGATGCGATGCTGGCCAACTTTTGCGTGCCGAACGTGTGATGCCGCGGCTGACCCAGTTCCCGCCGCAAGCCGAGATGACCGTCGGCAACGTGCCGCGATCGATGCAGCACGCCGAGTTCCTCGCGGTGCTGGCCAACCGGCTCGACTGGCGCGCCGGCGTCGAGCTCGGCGTGGCGCGCGGCGGCACCATCGCCAGGCTGCTCGAGCTGTGCCCGGCGTTGCGCATGGTCGGCGTCGATCTGTGGGAGCCGCAGCCCGGCCACACCGGGCCGGAGGACTGGGCCGACTGGGACCACGACGGCGGCTATGTCGCGGCCCGCGCCGCGATCGGGCGCTGCGGCGGCCGCGGCTCGCTGTTGCGGATGCGCACCACCGAGGCGGCGTGCTGCCTGCCCGACGGCGTGCTGGATTTCGTGTTCATCGATGCCGACCACTCGACCGAGGGCTGCGCCGCTGACATCCGCGCGTGGCTGCCGAAGCTGAAGCCGTCGGGCTGGATCAGCGGCCACGACATAAACTGGCCGACGGTGCGCGTCGCGGTCGATGACCTGGTGCCGGGCTACATGGTCGGCCCGGACAGCGTGTGGTTCCGGCCCGTGCACCCGCGTCCCAACTGGTGGACGGAGCGCTTCGCATGAACGCCGGCGATCTGGATCAGCGGATCCGCATCGAGGCGGCCGACACCGCGCAAGAGGCGTGAGCATGGCCCTTAAAATTCCAGATGCGCCGCCGATCGACCGTAGCCGGGCTGGCGTGCTGGCGGTCAGCGCGTCCTTCATCGGGGAGCTGCTGCGGCTACCGGCGGGCATGGAGATTGTCGATGCGCGGCTGTCGTCGGATCGGAGTTACGTGGAGCTGCTGATCGAGGGCGCGCCGATGCCGTCGAATGCCGAGGGCTCGGAACCACGCGCCGTGAAGATCATCTGCCACACCGCGTATGACGAGGCGACGCAGATGGTAACCGTTTTTGCCAATTTCGCGCACGCGCCTGGTGACGGTTGGATCATGCGGCCGCCATACAAGAGGGAGGCGTTTCTGTGACGCAACAGCTCATTCGCCGGAGCGCGCGGCGCCATCGCCAGGCTGCTCGAGATGTGGCCGCCGGTCCGTCCGACCGGCCGTGAACGCCGGCGATCTGGATCAGCGGATCCGCATCGAGGCCAAGGTGCAGGCCCGCGACACGCTGGGCGGCGAGACCACGGCCTGGTCGCTGCTCGCCGCGGTGTGGGCCAAGGTCATGCCGGTGCCGGGCGGCCGCTTCAGTTGGGAAAAGGTCGAGGGCGGCGAGTTGCGCGCCTCGGAGAACTACCGGTTCACGATCCGTCGCCGCCCCGACGTGGTGCCGACCATGCGGGTGGTGTGGCCGCTGGACGCGCAGGACAACGCGACGTCGGCGAGCCTGCAATTCAACATCCGCTTCCGCGGCGAGCCCAGCACGCGGGATCTCTACCAGGTCATCGACGCCGAAGCCGGAGTGGCGATGTGAGTCGCGTTCAGCTAGACCCGAAATTCAACCGGATCATGCGGCGGCTGCCCGATGACATCGTGCAGCCGGTGAAGGACGCGATCGCGGCGCGCGGTCAGGCGGTGTTCGACGCGGCGCGGGTGCGTATCCCGGTGCGCACCGGCGAGCTGCGCGATAGCCTCGGCATCAAGTCAGCGAACGGCGGCATGGCCTCGCTGGTCGGCTTCGGATCGAAGGAGTGGCCGGCCCTGTGGCGCAAGGCCGGATGGCGCGCCAAGTTCATCGAGTTCGGCACCAAGGGCAGCGCGGCGCATCACATCCCGCCGCACCCAGCGCAGCCGTTCCTGCGGCCGGCGTTCTACAACGACACGATGAAGGCGAGCCTTCAGGCTTTCCGGGACGTCGTGTTCAACACGGTCAAGGGCGCGTCGGAGTCGTCGTGACCGACGGCCCGACCGCGCTCCAGGCCGCGATCTACGCGGCGCTGATCGCGGCGCCGCCGATCGGCGCCAACGTCTACGACGTGGTGCCCCCAAACGCGGTCTTTCCGCACATCGAGATGGCCGGCGGCACATTGCTCAGCGCCAACGCCATCGTGCTCAGCGCCGATACGCACACCGTCGAGATCCACGTCTGGTCGCGCTATTCGGGCTTTGCCGAGGCGCGCACGCTGATGCAAGCCGTGCGCGACCGGCTTGATCTGGCCGGTCTCGCGCTGACCGGCGCCGCGCTGACTTTCATCAAATTCGCCGGGTCCGACCTGGTCATGGACGCCGACGGGCTGACCGTGCACGGCATCGTGAGGTTCAAGGCGATGGTGACGACGTGAGCCACGATTTCGCCGACCGCGCCACGCCGCTGTTCCATGCGATCCGCCGCGCCCAGGCCGTTGCCGCCGGCGACGAGCCGGCGCCGGCGTGGGATGACGCGCCGGAATGGCGCAGGCAGGGCGCGGTCAACGGCGTGCTGGCCATCCTCGCCGCTCCGGATGAGAAGGGCGCCAACGTCGCCGACGCGACCTGCCGCGCCGCTATCCTGGCGCTCGCTCCGCCGGACGACGAGTTGCTCGCCGCGCGCCTCGCCGGCGGCGTTCCGGGCGGCCGGACCATCGCCGAGCACCTGGTCGACGCATACGGGATCGAGCCGGTGTTGGAACCGGACGGCGCGCTGGCGCTGCACTTCGTCGCGCTCGGGGTTGTCGTCGAGACGCAGGAAACGATGCAGGCCCAGGCTGAGCTTTTCACCGACGCCGCGTTGCGCGCCGCGAATATCGAAGGGGTGCGGCGCTGGCAGGAGACGCTGACCGGCGAGCTTGCCCGCGTCATCGCGGCGCTGTCCGCAGGAGTAAAGTGAGATGTGGCTGCGCTTCCTGAAGCAGTGCGAGTGGATCGAGCCGGACCGGCGCGCATTCTATTTCATCGCGGGCGCGGAGCGCGACGTGCCGGCGCTGTGGGCGCAGAAGTTCCTGGCCGAACAGGGCGCCGTCGAGATCCCGCCGCCGGATCAGCCCGCGCCGGTTGACCCGGCGGTGCTGGCCAGCCTCGGGGATGCGCCGCTGACCGTGGTGTGCGTGCACAAGACCGGCGGGATTTACGATGGCCACGACTATGTCGGGCGGCTGGCCCGCGGCGTGGCGCGCAACCTGACCACGCCATACCGCTTCGTCTGCCTGTCCGATGATCCCGCCGCGATCGACGGCGTCGAGAAGATCCCGCTGCAAAACGGCTGGCGCGGGTATTGGTCGAAGGTGGAGATCTACCGCCCCGGCCTGTTCAGCGGCCCGGTGCTCTACCTCGATCTCGACACGGTGATCTGCGGCGATCTCGGCGACATCGCGGCTTGTCCCGACCCGGTGATCGCGACGTGGGACCTGCAACGCGGCTGGATCAACTCGAGCCTGCTGCGCTGGTCGGTCGATCTGTCTTGCGTCTACCAGGTCATGCTGGCCGATCCCGCGGCGGTGATGAAGAAGTACGACAACGGCACGCTGTATGGCGATCAGGGCCTGTTGCAGGACACGCTGACCGCGAACCGCATCGCCTGGCGCTGGGCGCAGGAGGCCTGCCGCGAGCAGATCCTGTGGATCGCGCCGCCGCTGCGGGGCACGCCGCCGCCGGCGAACACGCGCGTCGCGCTGTTCTACGGCGCGCCGAAGCTGCACGAGATCAGTTCGCCATGGCTGGCGGCGAACTGGCGATAGCCGCCCTGCGCAACCCGACGGAGGAAAGCGATGACTACGACCACCGCCTATGACGGCAGAAACTTCCTGATCAAGATCAGCCCGGACGGCGGCTCGACCTATTCCGCCGTCGGTGGTTGCCAATCCACCGACGTGACGGTGAACAACAAGCCCGTCGACATCACCAACGTGCTGTCGCTCGGACAGGCGGAGTGGCTCGCCGACGGCGGCGAGCAATCGGTCAGTGTGGCATTCAGCGGCGTGGTGGCCAACGACGCGCAGCTCAAGGTCATGCAGACCCAGGCATTCGCGCGCACCTCGGTGCTGTACAAGATGCTGTTCGGCACCGCTGGCGTCATCGCCGGCAGCTTCGTCATGACCAACTTCAAGATCAGCGGCAAATACAACGACGCGCAGGGCTTTTCCGGTCAGCTCGACAGCAACGGCCCGCTGACGCTGACCCACGACACCTGATCCCCCTTCGCCCCATCCCCCTACGCCCCATCCCCCTTCGCCCAAGACGGGCTTCGGGCGACTAGCGGAGGGGCTTCGGGCGACTAGCGGCGGGGCTTCGGCCGACGGACCTCCAGCGGAGAACAGCGACATGACCACCACCACAGCCTATGATGGCAGGACCTTCCTGCTCAAGATGAGCGCCGACGGCGGCTCGACTTACACCGTAGTGGGCGGCTGCCAGTCCTCCGACGTGACGGTGAACAACAAGCCCGTCGACATCACCAACGTGCTGTCGCTCGGACAGGCGGAGTGGCTCGCCGACGGCGGCGAGCAATCGGTCAGCGTCGCGTTCAGCGGCGTGGTGGCGACCGACGCGCAGCTCAAGCTGTTGCAGACCCAGGCTTTCGCGCGGACATCCGTGCAATACCGGCTGGCGTTCGGCGCCACCGGCATCATCGCCGCCAACTTCGTCATGACCAACTTCAAGCTCAGCGGGAAATACAATGACGCGCAGGGCTTTTCGGGCCAGCTCGACAGTAACGGCCCGCTGACCCTGACCGCGGACTGAGTCCCCCTGCGCCCCAAGCGGGGCTTCGGGCGACAGGCGGCTTCGGGGGGGGGGCAGGCGCTGGCGTCCCGGCACTCATCTGAAACAAAGGAAGCAAAGTGGCGAGCCAGACACGCAAGGAAATCGACGCCGTGCTCGACGGCCGGACCTACACGGTGCGGCCCACGCTGGAACGCGTCGCCGAGATCGAGGACCGGTTCGGCTCGGTGCTGTCGGTGCTGCGCAAGATGCAGGCCAACGACATCGGCGTCGGCGTGCTGTGCGGGATTTTCGGTATCATGCTGCGCGGCGCAAAGGACAGCGCCGGTGTCGCGGCGCCCCCGTACTTCGAGGTGGTGAAGGCCGCGTTCGACGCCGGCGCGTATGCGACGTGCTCCGGCCCGGTGAGCGCTTACCTGGCCGCGGCGATCGCGGCCGACGATCCGGCGACCGCGGGCGCAACCGCGGGAAACTGACCGGCGACCCGCCGCCGCTGCCCTATCGCCGGCTGATGCAGCAGGCGCTGGGCTGGCTGCGCTGGTCGCCTGATCAGTTCTGGGGATCGACATTGGCCGAGCTCACCGCCGCCGTGGCGGGCTACCTGGAGACCCGCGGCGTCGATCCGCAGGCCGGCGAGAAAGAGCGCGCGATGCAGGGCGACCTGCTCGCCATGCTGGAGGCGGAGATGGAGAAGGAGGGTGCGGCGGCGATCCGTTAGGGAGGGGAATTACATACTTGACTACCTCAGGCCCCAGGTCGGTTGATCTATGAGAACCGAGCACATCGGCAGCGCCACGCTCTACCTCGCCGATTGCCGCGAAATCCTGCCGACGCTATCGGGCGTGGACGCGGTGGTGACTGATCCGCCTTATGGCATCAACCATTCCTCTGCACATGGCGCGTCCTGGCAGAACACCAGGATTGCTGGCGACAACGACACCACGTTGCGGGACGCAGTGCTGCAGGGCTTTGAGAATGTCGCTTCATTCGGGACATGGAAAACGCCCCCGATTGCGGACGCGGCCGGATGCTTGGTGTTCGATAAGGGGCCTGCGTTCGGCATGGGCGATCTGTCGTTCCCGTGGAAGCCATCCTTCGAACTGATCTATATCCGAGGCCACGCATGGGCCGGGAAGCGCGACGAGGGTGTGTTGCGCGGCCACGTGCAGGTTTCGTGGAAAACGCAGTTTAAGGGGCTGGGTGACCGCGAAGCGCGCAGCCATCCGCATCAAAAACCGTTCTCGCTGTGCGAGGCGCTGCTGCTGAAGCTGCCGCCGGATTTCACGATCCTTGACCCCTTCATGGGCAGCGGCACGACTGGCGTTGCGTGCGCTCGGCTGCGGCGGCGGTTCATCGGTATCGAATGCCACGAGCCTTACTTCGACATTGCCTGCCGCCGCATTGAGCAAGCCCAGCGGCAGGGGACCTGTTCCGCGATCAGATGGCCGATGCGGCCCAATGAGCCGCCCGGTAGTCAAGTATGTAATTCCCTTAGGGAGCGCGGTCCCCCTTCGCCCCATCCCCCCTACGCCCAAGACGGGCTTCGGGCGACCAGTGTTGGGGCTTCTGGCGACAAGCGGCGATCCGTTAGTCGCCGGGGATGCCGGTCGGCGTGACGCCGGTCTGGTTGTAGGCACCCATGCAGACCCGATATTCTGACGAGCCCTCGGACGGCCCGTCGAGAAACCCGTAGGGGCCATGCGAAAAGGCCATTGACACGAAATAGGCCTGTCGCCGGCACAGATGGTCCGCCTGGGCATCGTCCGCGGCAAAGGACGACGGTTTGTCGGCCAGGGCTTGCCAGAACCCGCACTCCTTGATCCCGTTGAACGCGGAGATCAGCGCGGCATCGCGCGACATCTTCGCCGCCCCGGCTGTTGCGTTCGGCCCCGGAACCGAATGATCGAACGCGACGATCTTCGCGACCAGGCCGTCGGCGTCGTGATACGGCGAATGGTTTTCCGCGGCGGCCAGCGCCTTCGCGCGTGCGGCCGTGATGAGGCGCCCGCGGGCATCGTCGGCGACAGGCGGACATTTTTCGGCGGCGGTGCTCTCGGTCGCGTCGCGCCGGGTCTGGCGCCAGTCGTACGGCGGCTGCTGGGCGCATGCGGCAAGCGCGAGCGTCGCAAGCAATACGAGTCGGAGCATTTCAGCCTCTGTTTCCGCGGATGTAACGGGGAAATGGTGCTTTCCGCGCCGGCGATCAAGCCCGGCCGCTGACCCCGCAACCCAGGTCCCATCAGACATGTCCGACTCGGTCGACGCCGGAAGAATGCTGATCCGCATCGAGGCCACGGCCGAGCTGCTGCGCACGCAGCTCTCCGCGGCTGAGAAGCAGGTCGCGGACTCCGCGTCGCGTATCGCCGGCAGCATGGCCGGCGCGAACGCGTCGTTCGGCAAGATGAGCGTGGCGGCCGACGCGGCCGGCGCGGTGCTGGCAAAGCTGGCCGCGCAGAGCGGTCCGATCGGGTCGGAGCTTGCCAAGCTGGCCACGGGCAGCCTTGGCGTTGCCGCGGGCATGGCCGCGATCGCCGCGGCCGGGGCTGCCGCGGCGGCCGGGATCGCCTTGGCCGGCGACGCGCAGAACCAGATCATGGCGCGGCTGCAAGGCCTCACCGGCTCGGTGCAGGGCGCGCAGGTCGCTTACGCCGCGCTGTTCGACATATCGCAGCAGACCGGCGTTTCGGTCGCCGAAAGCGCCGCGGCGTTCCAGAAATTCACCGTCGCGACGCAGGGCCTCGGCGCCACGCAGACCGACGTGCTCAAGATGGTCGCGGCGGTGCAGCAGGCCGGCATCGTCGCTGGCGCATCGCAGGAACAGATTACCGCGGCGTCGGACGCCCTGGCGCTCGGCCTGGAGCGCGGCAAGATCCAGGCGCGCGAGCTGACCACGCTGCTGAACGACGCGCCGCAATTCGTGGTGCAGATCGCCGCGGCGCTGGGCAAGACCGTGCCGCAGCTCGAGGCGATGTCGAAGGCCGGGCAGCTCACCTCCGACATTCTAGAAAAAGGCATCCTCGGCGCCGGGACGAAGGTGAAGGAGCAGTTCGACGCGATGCCGCAAAGCATCGCGCAGGCCGGCGGCGCGTTCCGCTCGGCGCTCGAGGACTTTGCCGCCGCGCTCGACAAGGCGGTGTACATCAGCGGCATCCTCAACGCCGTGATAAACAGCGCGGGCGGCGCCTTGAAAGAGGCGACGAGGATCATCGCGCCGGATCCGATGCAAGTGGCCGATGCGAACGTTGCCGCGGCCGCCGCCGCGCAGGACGCGGCCGCCCAGCACCTCGGCCAGGTCCAACAGACCGCCGCCGGACCGCTCAGCTTCATGGCCGGCCCGTCACTCGCCGCGGCGAAGGCGCAACTCGACGCGGCAAACAAGCAGTTCGCCGACGCCGAGACCGCGAAGCTCGCGCTGCAAAAGGCCTACGACGATACGGCGGCGAAACAGGCGGCCGACGCGGCGGGGAAGGCGCTGGCGAAGCAGGGCAGCGACGCCGACACCAGCTTCGCCAAACTCAATGATGAACTCGACAAGAAACAGAAGCTGCTGGCGGACCACGAGAAGAACCTCGATGTGATCCGCAAGGCCGCCGCCCTCGGCTCGCTCAGCGCGGCCGGCGCCGCGACGGCCACCACGGAGGAAGACCAGCGTTACGCCGACGCGCTCGACAAGCTCAAGCCGAAGGTCGACGCCTTGGCAAAAGCCGAGGACGCGTATGCCGCGCAGCTCGCCGGCGTCGAAGCGTCGACTTCGCTCGAAGCCGAGACGGCGCAGCGGCTTTACGAGGTTTACGGCAAGGGCAAAGACGCGACCGACGCGCTCAATTTGTCGCTTGCGCAGGAAGCTGCCGAGCGCCAGGCCGGGATCCCCGCGATCGGCAGCTACACCGACGCGCAACAGGCAGCGAAGACCGCGATCGACGCCAGCGTCGCGTCGCTGCAAGACTACAAAAACAAGCTGCGCGATGCCGAGCAGGCCAACACCGAGGTGGCCGACGCCGCGAAGAAGGTGTTGCAGGAAACCGAGAGCTTCGCGAAATCGACATCTAATTCGATCTCCACGGCGATCGTCGACGGGCTGACCGACCCGAACGGCGCCAACACGATCCGCACGCACTTCATCGATCTGTTCAAGAAAATCGCGGCATCGGCGCTGGAGAACGCGATCATCCTGCCGATGGTCCAGCAGGTGATCGGCCTCGGCGGAGCGAACACCGGCGTCGGCGCGTCGCAGGCGATCGCGGCGGCGGAATACCAGGCGGGCCCCGGCGGCATGGCCGCGGGCACGTACGTCGCGGGCGCGGCTGGTGGCGGCGCCGGCGCCGGCGGCACGTCGTCGGTCGGCTCGCTGATCCAGCTTCTCAGCCTCGGCAACTCCGCGAGCGGATTACTCGGCGGTCCGTCGCTGCTTTCCTCGCTCGGGAGCGGCCTCGGTATAACCGGCCCGGGCGGCCTTTCCTCGACGGTGCTTTTAAGCAACGTCGGCAGCGTTGACGCCGGCCTCGGCGCGGCCGAGGGCGCGGTGACGACCGGCGGCGACTTAACCCTCGGCGGCGCGGTGAGCGCGCTTGGCCCCGCCGCCTTCGGCATCGGCGCCGGCATGTTGATCAACACCGCGATCGGCGGCCACCAGGTCGGCGGCGATATCGGCGCGGTCGGCGGCGCAGCGGCGGGCGCGGCGATCGGCTCGGTCGTGCCGGTGATTGGCACCGCGATCGGCGCGATCGTCGGCGCCATCATCGGCGCGGTCAGCGGCGGCCTGTTCGGGCCGGGCAAGCCGAATATCGCCTACGGGATCAACACCGGCGTCGCGGACAACCAGATCGCGATATCTGCCGCGAGGGGCAACGACCCGAACCTGGCGGCGATCCTGCAGGCCACCGAGTCGGAGATCGCCTCGGTCAACGCGCTGGTCTCGCAATACAGCCTGACCGTGACCGGGTCGAATGTGGTCGGCGCGGGCAACAAGGCCGGCACGTCGCAAACGCCGAATTTCGCGCTGTCGAACTACCAGTTCACCAGCGCCGACAAGAACGTCAACACGGCGCTCGGCACCGTCCAGGCCAACGCCATCGCCGGCGGTTACTCGATCGACGCGACGGCTATGCAGAACGTGCTGCAATACGTCACGCAGACGTATGAGACGTTGAACAAACTGCCGACCGCGCCGACCGACCAATTCCAGCAGGCGATCGACGCGCTCAACACCAGCTATCACGCGGCGATCGACACGGCCGAGCAATACGGCCTCGCGACCAAGGCGCTCAGCGCCGCGCAGGCGGCCAACATCGCGTTGCAGAAGACCCAGCGCACCGAGGCGCAGGCCCTGGCCGGTGGCACGGCGACGGCGGGGCTGCAAACCTCGCTCGGCCAGACCAGCGCGGCGGCGCTGACCACGTTCGACGCGCAGGTCGCGCCGGCGATATTCCAGCTCACCCAGCAGCTCGAGTCGGTTGGGTTCACCTCCAAGCAGGTCGCGGTCTACGTCACCGACCTGAACGAGGCCTTCGCCAACACGCGGGCGGCGATGGTGGCCGATGCGGCGGCACAGCTCGCCGCGGCGATGACGGCGGCCCAGACCGCGTCGGAAAGCGCGCGGGGGCAGGCTTGGCAGGCGCAGATGGACGCGGCGAAAGCCGAGGAATACGGCGCCGCGCAGCTCACCGCGCTGACCAAGCAGCTTGTGGCGCTCGGCGCGACCTCCGGCCAGGTCAACGCCGCCGTGGCGACGCTGAAGGCCGGGCTCGACGCGCAGACCATCGCCCTGGTCAACCAGCGCAACACCGCGATCGAGGCGTTCAACTCGTCGGTGCAGTTGCGCGACATGACCGCGCAAAACACGCTCGACCCGAACAGCGTGACGCAGGAACAGATCGATCTCGCCGCGCAGGCCCAGGCCGCGAGCACCGAGCTGGCCAACGCCTCCGCGCAGCTTCTCGCGATGGGCGCCGACGCGGCCGAAACCGCCGCGGCGATGTCGCAGTTGCAGAAGACCCAGAGCGACGAGCGCCTGGCGCTGATCGCCAAGGACAATGCCGCGCTGAACCAGACCGGCATGTCGATCCGGGATTTCGTCACCAACCTGCAGGCGACCAAAACAGGCGGCGCGTCGCCGACCGATCAGCTCCTGGCCGCGCAGAAGGCGTTCGGCGCCCAGCTCGCGCTGGCCAAGGCGGGCAACACCACCGCGTTGGGCAGCATCACCGGCTCGGCCAGCACGCTGCTCGGCGCCGGCTCGGCGATGTATGGCAGCGGCGCGCAATACCAGGCCATGGTGCAAATGGTCGAGTCCCAGCTCGGCCACCTGCCCGCGACGGCCAGCTACGACAGCGAGGTGCTGTCGGCGCTGAAATCGATCGGCGGCGCGATCGACGTCAAGGCGCAGGTCGCCGCGCTCGAGGCGATCAACACCACGCTGGCCGCGATGGGTGCGGCCGCGCAGGGCACGCTCACGCGCGCCGGCACGGTGATCCTGACCATCGAGGGGCAGCTCGGCGCCACCCTGACCCCGACCGAGATCGCCGGGCTGCTGAGCGGTAACATCTCGACGACGCAAACCATCGAGCAGGAGCTCGCGGCTGTCGGCAAGACCATCACGCCGGCGGAGGAGGCGACGCTCGCCGCGGCTTTTGCGACGGTCCAGACGATCAACCAGAAGGTCGGCGCCGATCCCGGCATGACGTCGGCGCAACTGGCGACGATCGCCGGCGCTTTCGCGACCATCCAGACGATCAGCCAAAAGGTCGTTTCCGGTGTCGGAATGACGACGCAGGACCAGGCCACGCTCGCGCAGGCCTATTCGACTATCCAGACGATCAGCCAGGGTCTCGCGCCCGGCGTCGGCATGTCGCCGGCGGACATGGCGACGCTCGCCGCCGACTATTCGACCATCCAGACCATCGCGCAGCACATGGTCACCGGGCTCGGCGGGATCACGCCGGCGGAAAAGGCAACGCTCGCCGCGGCCTTCGCGAGCGCGCAGTCGATCAGCCAGCGGGTCACGCCCGGCAGCGGCATGACGCCGGACCAGATCGCCACGTTGCTGCAGGAGAACCTGACCACGCAGCAGATCGCGCAGTTCGTGGCCAACCCGACCGGCGCGCCGCTGGTGCAGCCCGGCAACGTCGACGTGACGGTGAAGCAGGCGGTCGAGACCACTGAAACAGTGCAGATCAGCCGCAGCGTGGACGACAAGATCAACACGCAGCTCATCCTGGCGAACCAGACGCTGATCTCCGCGGTCGGATTTCTCTACGGGATCAACTGGAACACCACCGTTCTCGCCGGAGACAAGGGTTTTATGTATTCGGTCCCGACGCCGTCGGCGCTGGGCAACGTGTTCTCCGGCGGCCGCGTGGTGGGGTTCGCCGGCGGCGGCATCCCCGACATCGCCAACCATCCGACCTATGCCCCGCTGGCGCTGTTCGGCGAGGCCGGCCCCGAGGCGATCATGCCGCTGATGCGCGGCCCGGGCGGCGCGCTCGGCGTGCGGGCGAGCGGTGGCGGCAACGCGGATCTGGCCGGCGCGATGCAGACCATGATCCGGCTGAACGCCGCGGGGATCTCGGCGCTGCGTGCGGAGATGCAGGGCCTGCGGTCCGACGTGCAATCGCTCACCACCGCGGTGCGGCGCGCGATCGCGGCGTAATGGCCGACCTGGTCTATCTGCTCGAGGTTAACGCCTACGACCCTGCGCTGCCCGGCGTGCGCACGCTAAGTTACGCTTCGGGCCTCGGCTTCGTCACGCAGCCGTCCGAGACCCCGGCGAACACCTGGTACGAGCCACGCATCGTGCAGCCGGCCAACTTCACCCGCACCGCCTTCGCCGACGCCCGCGTGATGGGCGGTTCGACCACGGGCTACGGCGAGATAACGCTGAACAACGCCGACCAGGGCCTCTCGGCGCTGCTCGACTACGGCATGGATGGGCGCCTGGTCGTGATCCGCGTCGGCACGCAGGGCGCGGCCTATCCGTCGGGCTACACCACGTTCCTGACCGGCACGATCGAGCAGCCGGAAATGGGGGTGAGCAAGGTCACGCTGCGGCTGCGCGACCTGCTGCAAAACCTGACCCTGCCGCTGCAACAGAACTACTACGGCGGGACCAACGTGCTGCCGAACGGCGCCGACGGCACGCCGAACGATATCCAGGGCCAGCCCAAGCCGCTGGCCTGGGGCCGCTGCTTTTACCTCGTGCCGGTCTGCGTCAACACCGCCGACCTGATCTACCAGGTGCATGACGGCTCGGTGCAGTCGATCGATGCGGTCTACGACAGCGGTGTCGCGCTCGCCGCCGGCACCGACCGCGCCACGCTCGCCGCGATGGAGGCGAACGAGCCGGCACCGGGATATTTCGACACCTGCCTGGCGCTCGGCCTGTTCCGGCTTGGCGCGACCCCCGGCGGCGCGGTCACCGCGGACGTGCACGGCGGCAACGCCGGCGGCTATGTCAACACCGTCGCCGATATCGTCGTTCGCATCCTGAAAGAGCGCGCCGGCGTGTCGAGCGGGGCGATCGGGAGCACGAGCGTCGCTGCCCTCGATGCTGCGTTTCCCGCTGAGGTGGGCTTCGCGATCAACCAGGCCGGCGGCTCGCCGGTGCAGGGCTTCGGCTTGGGGTTCAACCAGTTCCGGCGCTCCGGCGGCCTCCGCGAGCGCTTCCTCGGCGCCGCGGCCGGCGCGCCGAGCGGCACCGGGGCCACGCTGCAACAAGCGATCGATGCGGTGCTGCTCAGCGCCGGGGCGTGGCTGGCGCCGAACCGGCTCGGCCGCTGGCAGATCGCGCAGCTCGTCGCGCCGTCGGGGACGCCGGCGGCGAGCTTCACCGATAACGACATCATCTCGATCGAGCGCACCGTGACGTCCGATCCGACCGCCGGCGCGCCGGTCTGGGCGGTCGCGCTGCGCTATCTCCACTACACCGGGTTCGCCGACTGGACCACGCTCGCCGGCAGCGTGTCGCCGGCCGTGGTGGAGCAGTTCTCGCGGGAATGGCGCGGCGTCGTCGCCTTCGATTCAACCGTGCTGACCACGCACCTGCTCGCGCCGATCCTGTATCGCGACACGCTGCTGACCAACGCGACCGACGCGGCGAACGAGGCCGCGCGACTGCTCGCGCTGCACAAGGTCCGGCGGGATTTTGTGCATGCCGTGCTGCGCCTCGACGCGACCAAGGCCACGCTCGATCTCGGCTCGCAGATCCTGGTCACCACACCGCGGCTCGGCTACGGCGCCGGGCGCCAGATGACTGTCGTCGGGATCACCAGCGACGGGCGCAAAGACGAACTGACGCTCGACCTTTGGGGATGAGATGACGAAGTCGATCCAGTTCAGCTACAACAACTGGAGCGACGCGGCGACGTTGTCCGGCGGCTCGTGGCTCGCCGCGCTGCCGCTGGTCAACCTGCAAAACCGGCTGCAATCGCTGGTCGCGCGTTCGACCGATGCGACCGCGCCGGCGACGCAGTTCGCGATCGATCTGGGCAACACCAGCACGATCGTCTCGATCATCGGCCTGGTCAGGCACAATTTCTCCACCGCCGCGACCTATCGCATCACCGGCGGCACGACGCCCGGCGGCTCCGACATCTTCGACACCGGCACGCTGGCGGTGTGGCCGCCGATCTATCTCCCAGGGGATTTGGAATGGGAGATGAACAACTGGTGGACCGGCATCGTCGATCCAGCCGTTGCCGCGCTCTACCCGGTCAATCTGTGGGTGTTCACCGGCGGCATGACGCTGGCCCGGTACTGGACCGTTATCATCGTCGATACGACCAACACCGCGGGCTACGTGCAGATCGGGCGGCTCTGGATGGGGCAATCATGGCAGCCCCAGCGGAGCTTCGCCTGGAACGCCACGCTGGGCTGGGAGGCGCGCTCGATCGAGGAACAGTCGCTCGGCGGCGTGCTGTATTTCGACCAACGGCCGAGCGCGCGGATCTTCGACCTGCAGATGAACGCAATGACCAATGTCGACGGCTTCGGCAACGCGCTCGACATGCAGCGGATCGTGCGCAACGACGGCGAGATCGTGGTGATCCCCGACAGCGACGACATTCAGCGCGGGTTCAAACGCAACATCCTCGGCCGGCTGCGCAAGATGGACCCGATCAAGCAGGTCAGCCTCGGCCTGCACACCACGGGTTATGAAGTGGAGGAACTGCTGTGAGTGCTGCCGCACTGGCCCGGCTCGCCGCCCGCGTCGCCAGCGATTACGCCAACGGCGGCCACCGCACCTATTTCAGTCCCGACCTTAACGACGTCGCTGGCGTGGTCGGCGATGCCGTCGCGGCCGACACCTCGGCGCTGGCCGCTGCACTGGCCGCGGGGCAGTCGCTCGCCGCGGCGCTCGCGATCGTCGGCGCCGCGCAGGGCGTCGGCGCCGCCGGCGACGAGGTGCCGCTGGTCGTCGAACTCGGCTCCGCCACGTTCGTGCCGTGGGGGCGGCTGCTCGGCATACCCGTTAATACCCAGAACGGCGCGTGGCAGATGCTGCCGCAGGATTTCGGCACGCTGTTGCTGACCTCCTCGGGGACCAACACCTGGACGCTGCCGGCCTCGACCGACCTGCCGAACTGGTGGCAGGTGCGCTACAAGAACCGATCTGGCAACAACCTGACGCTGGCGCGCACCGGGACCGATACGATCAACGGCGCCGGGTCGAACGTGACCATCGCGACCGGCGCGCAGGGCACGCTGATCCGCGCCGCGACCGGCGCCTTCGAGACGTTCTGAGCCGTGGCGACGGTCACCGCGCCGCTCGGCCGCGTGGTTCTGTTCACCGCGCCGCGGCCACCCGGTGCCACCGACGACTGGCCCACGATCGGCGCCCGCGCCGGCTATCCGTGGCAGGACAGCTCCGAGCCGGCGTTCTGGTTCTGCATCTCCGCGGCATCCGGCGCGGCGGTGTGGCAGAAGCTGCCGCAAATCGGCACGCAAGGCGACCAGGTCGCTCGCGTCGCCGAACTGGGCAGCGCCGCGTTCGTCAGCGTCGATGACATCCGCGGCATCGCCACGGCGACGCACAACGCGGCGTATCAGATCCTGCCGCAAGATTTCGGCGGCCTGCTGCTGTGCACGTCAGGCACACAGACCTGGACAATGGCGGCCGAGGCCGACCTGCCGCGACGCTGGTGGTGCCGGATCAAGAACCGGTCGGGCAACGGCCTCACGCTGAACTTCACCGGCTCCGACACGATCAACGCCGGCGCGGCCAGCCTGACCATCGCCACGGCTGCCACGGCGCTGATCGTGCGCGCCGGAACCGGCACCTTCGAGAGCTACTGAGCAGGAAACGAAAATGGCCCTCGCGCGCCCGTCGCTGCATTTCGATTTTGCCAACGCCATGGGGTATCTCGACCCGCGCATCGCGCTGACCCGCGCGTCGACGGCCACGACGTTCAACAACCTGGGGCTGCTGGCCACGGTGCCGGCGAACGCGCCGCGGTTCACCTACGATCCGAGCAGCGGCATCCCGGGCGGCCTGGCGATCGAGGACACGGCGACCAACCTGTTGCTGTACAGCGAGCAGTTCGACAACGCGGCCTGGACCAAGACCAGCGCCTCGATTTCGGCCAACAGCACGGTCGCGCCCGACGGCAACACCACCGCCGACACCGTCACGGTCAGCGGCGCCAACGGTGCGGTGACGCAAGCCGTGACGATCACCGCTGGCGAGCACCTGGACCTCAGCGTGTTCGCCCAGGCGCTGGCCACGCCGTTCCTGTGGCTGCGGATCACCGACGGGACCAACCCGGTCACGGCATGGTTCAACCTCGCCACCGGCGCCGTCGGAACCACCACTGCCGGAGGCTCGACCTGCGCCTTCGCCGCCGCGGTGATCCAGGCGCTGCCTGGCGGCTGGTATCGCTGCGCGCTCGGCGTCACCACGGCGACCAACACCAGCTACACCGCCTCGATCTCGGCGGCCGCGGCCGACAATACCGCGCCGGCCAACACGAACAGCCTGGTCGCGTGGGGTGCGCAGGCCACGCAGACCACGGCCAGCGCTGACAACGACCCGATGAGCTACATCGCCACCACCAGTGCCCCGGTGACGCGCAACGCCGACATCGTCACGATCGGCACGCTCGACCCGGCTTGGTACAACGCGGCGGCCGGAACCGTCGTCGCCGAGGTGCGCAACTTCCTGGCCTTCCCGCAGATCGGCGTGGGCTTCCTGTTCAGCCTTGGCGACACGGGCACCGACCAGATCGGGGTGACGCTGGCCGGCGACCCGAGCGCTGTCGTGGCGAACGTCAACATGCAGGCCTTCAGCTCGACCGTCCAGCAGGCGTCGCTCGTGGACGCGGTGACGTTGACCCCCAGCTCCGGGGTGCGCGTCGCGGTGGCGTGGCAGGCCAATGACTTCGCCATGTCCGTGCAGGGCCGCGCCTGCGTGACCGATAGTTCGGGGACGTTGCCGGCGGCGCCGTCGCGCCTGGTGCTGGGCGGCCGCGCTGATCAGAACCCCGGCGTGTGCCTGTGCAAATCGCTCGGGCGCTTCAGCTATTGGCCGCTGCGGCTCAGCAATGCCCAGCTTCAGATGCTGTCGAGCTGAGCCGGATCGCGGCCGAAGGTTCGGACATTCCGAGTGCAGCGCGATCGCTGCACTCCGAATGGAAACACGGGGCCGGAGGCCCCGGATAGTTGGCCCGTGGCGGCGCAGCCCGGCGCCCTGAAGTGGAAACGCGGGGGCATTGCGGTGGGCGTGGCCGACGACATTTCGACCATCTTGAAGTGGCTCGCCGATCTGATCCGGTCGTCGCCGGCATGGTTCGGCCGGATGTTCGGCCAGATCCTCATGGCGATCGTCGTCGTGGTGGTGATCTATGGCGGATTGGTGCTGCTGCGCGGCGGCTCGCTGATCGACGCATATGGCGCGCTGTTCCCCGAAACCGCGGCCGAGAAACAGGCGGCTGCGCTTGTCGCCCACCAGGCGGCGATGCAGGCCGAGGTAATCCGGCTCGCCGCGTCGGACAAGCAGATCCAGCAGATCCTGAACAACGTCCTGGTCGACGCCCCGGGGGCGGCGCGCGTGCGGCTCGGCGTGATCCATGATGGCTCGATCGGGATGAACGGCGAGCCGTTTCTCAAGTGGGACGTAACCCACGCCGCGGCGGCGCCGGGCATGTCCGGCGGTCCGTTCGTCGAGGATGCCAAACTCGATCAATGGGCCGAATACCTGCCGAACTTCATCAAAGGCGCGTGCCTGCGCGCGGATCTGCATTCGCTGCGCAACCCGATCGAGCGCCAGGACTGGATGGCGCTCGGGATCGAATTCGCGCTGGCCTGTCCGGTGACCGAGGCGAACGGAATTCTGCTTGGCGCGGTGTTCGCGTCCTGGCAGCGCGAGTCGGACGCGCCGCGCAACGATCCGACCTACACCAATGTCAGCCACGCCATCGCCAGCCATACCGCGGCGCTCGCGGCCACGCTGGCGCTCCAGCCCCAGGAAGCGCGCCCACCCGCGGCGCAAACAACACCGAGGAAACAATGAAAATACGAGCGTCATCAAATATCGAATTTACTGTCGTCGCAGTCCTGTTCGCGGGCCTGCTGTGGAACTGCGGCGCGCTCGGCGAGACCGTCGCGCCGGCGCCGACGACGGTCGATCTCACGACGATCTGGTCGTACGCCCTGCAGGCCCTCGGCGCGATCATCGGCGCCGCCGTCCTGTTCGCGCTGAAGCGGCTCATCTCCTGGATGGGCGGCCAGGAAACCGCGGCTGACCAGGCGGCATTTGACCTCGCCGGCGAGAAGGTGATGGCGTTCGCCGTGTCGAAGGGCACCGCCAAGATCAAGCAACTCGGCTGGGACCATCCCGACGTGAAATCGAGCGTCATCGCCGAGGGTGCGCAGCAGTTCATCGACAAGTTCCCCGATGCGATGAAGGCGGTCGGCATCGACCCGGCCGACCCCGCCGCTGCCGGGCGCCTCGCTGATGGCGTGCTCGAGCGCAAGTTCCCCGCCGCGATGGCCGCGGCCGCCGCGTCGCCGGCAACGCCGCCGGCGCCGGCGCCGATCGTTCCCGCTGTCCCGACCGTCGTCACCCCGGCCGGCCTGACGCCGCAGCGCCCGGCGTCGGGGCCGTTGCCAGGAGTGTAGCCAATGGGCACGATCCTCGTTGTCGTCGTGCTGATCCTGCTCTTCGGCGGCGGCGGCGGTTACTACTGCCGTCGCGGAAGCGATGGATGGGGCGGCGGCTATGGCGGCGGGTTCGGCGGCATCGTTGGCCTGGTGCTGCTGGTCTTCATCGTGCTGTGGCTGTTCGAAAGCGCCGGCCATCCGCTGATCCGTTACTGATTCCTGTCTCTAACAAAGGAGCGCCATCGTGAACGAAGTGTTGATCGGGCCATGGACCCTTTCCCTCGGTCTTTTCGTGATCCTCTGTTGCTGCATCTACGGCCGTTACTGGAAGATGCGCGGCCTTGGGCTTGGAGGCGTCGCCGTCGCGACTGTCAGACTGCCCGTGGCCGTCCTGCTCGGGCTGCTCGTGCTCGCCGGCTGCGTCAGCAAGCCCGGCGTGAACAGCACCGGCACGCCGACTACGGCCGCCGAACAGGTCGCCGGCGACGCGGAGGTTTCCTACGCCCTCGCCGACGCTGCGTGGCTGGCCTACGTCAAATCCCCGGCGGTGAAGATCGCGGTGGTGCAGTCCGTGGAACCGAAGCGGAAGGCGGCGCGCGTCGCCCTCGATGCTTTCGCTGCGGCATCGGTCCAGGGCAATGCAGCGGCGGCGCTGTCGGCTTTCAACTCGGCGCTAAGCGTCTGGTCGCAGACGATGGTGCAAAGCGGCGTCGCCAACGTGCCGCCGGCGCCCGCGCCGTAATCGTCCCCGAACCGCAACCGGAGAATGTAAATGCCGATCCTCGCGATCATCCAGGCGGCCATCGCGTTGGCGCCGTCGCTCGTGTCCGCTTACCAGGTCATCAGCGGCGCCCTGCAGCCCGCTGGCGCGGCGCCCGTGCCCGCGCCGGAAATCGTCACCGCCGCCGTAGCCGAGATCGAGGCTGCCGCGTCGATCGAGCCGGCGCTGGTCGGCCTGGCGCCGATGGTGACCAAGGCCGTATCCGGTGTCGCCTTCACCGACACCGATCTGGCGACCCTGCGCGAGATCAACGACGCGATCGACGCGGCGGTGGAGAAAGCAGCCGCCAACGTGGTGCAGCAGGGCACTACGGCAATCTGACAGCGCCGGCAGACCGAGCGCGAGTGGAAGGCCCCGGGGAGCGATCCCCGGGGCCTTTTGCGTTTCTGGCGCCGTGTGGCTGATCTGTGCCTGCAAGTGTTCCGTCTGCGGCCATTTCGTGCCGCTGTTTCCCATTTTGTGCCAAGATATGGCCGGCCATCGGCGCGTTGACCCGGGCGGAAAAGCCCGGTAGACCGCGGGTCTCGTCGAGATCGGGGCGTGGCGCAGCCTGGTAGCGCGCCTGTTTTGGGTGCTGGATCAACGCCCTATGCAAGGCATTGGAATAATTTCGGAATAAAGCGAGCGGAAACGGTGTGTGGCCGTACGTGCGTCTTTCAGAAGGGAACGTCGGCGTCCAGGTCGCCTGGAACCGACGGCCTGGCGGCTAGCTGCGCATCCCGTGCGGCGCGACGGGCGTTGCAGACCGCGACCATGTCGACGCCTGCATCGATTGCCGCGCGGATGATCGCGGCGTGGTGCCCCAATTGTATACTTGACAAACGATCCGTTTTGGCGTAGAAAGTAGTCCTACCGCAAGTCAGGACCGTGTCATGCCCGTTAACCTCACCGATCCGATCTTCCACAGTGAAGACGCCGCCCGCGAGCACTTCGAGACGATCCGCTGGCCGTTCGGCCCAGTCTGTCCGCATTGCGGCACGATCGACCAAGCCACCCGACTCGAAGGCAAAGCACACCGTCCGGGTGTCTGGACCTGCCGCGCCTGCGACCAGCAGTTCACCGTGATGGTCGGCAGCGTCATGGAGTCCAGCCATCTGCCACTGACGAAGTGGGCGCTGGCGTTTTTCCTGATGGCGGGCAGCAAGAAAGGCGTCTCTGCGCACCAACTGCATCGGTCGTTGAAGATCACCTACAAAACGGCGTGGTTTTTAGCGCACCGCGTCCGCGAGGCGATGACCGACCCCAAGCCGGCCCCGCTCGGCGGCGAGGGCAAGGTAATCGAGGCCGACGAAGCGTACCACGGCAAGCGCGAGACGCCCGCCCAGCGCAGCCGCAACGCCCGCACGACATTCACGAAGGGCGGTAAGTCCGGCGGCGCGCAGAAGCGTCCGATCGTCGCCTTGGTTGAGCGCGGCGGCGAGGTTCGCGCCTTCCACATGCCGACCGTCAACGCCAACAACATCCGCGAGAAGCTGGTCACGCACGCCAGTCGCAAGAGCCGCCTGCATACCGACGAAAGCAACCTCTACACCACGATGGGCGAGGAATTCGCCAAGCACGAGACGGTCAACCATGGCAAAAAGGAATATGCCCGTGGCGACGTGACAACTAATTCCGTTGAAGGCTTCTTCGGCATCGTTCTTTGGGAATTATATACTTGAATAGGGAATTATATACTTGACTACCACGGCGCATCAGGCCCCGTCTTTCGGCCAGCCCATGACCTTGTGCTTGAGAAAATCCCCGATCCGCGCAGCGACGGCGCAGTGCTCCTTATTCACACCATAAGTGGTACAGTGCTCGCCATGTGGCGCCGGCTCGTTGCCGACTTTGCGCGCAATTATGACGACCTGATCGTAACCGTAATCTTTTGCGATGCGCTCGGCGGCACTGATCGGGATGCGCTTCACTTCGTTTCTCCTGCCGCCGAGCGCCGTTCAATAAGCGCCTTGATCTCCGGAGCTTCGTCCGCGGTCATCATGAAATCGCGATCTGGATAGCCGGGAACGCGAACAATGACAGTCACCTTCACGCCCGGTTTGAAGTAGCTGCTGATGGCATCCATGTGATCGGCAACAAGTTCCTGCACATCGCGCAGTGTCATCGGTCATCACCTCCGGTAGTCAAGTATATAATTCCCCTTGAATACCTGTCACGGCGCCCGGTCGCCTTCCCAGCCGATCGGCATCCGAAAGCCGCTTGCGTTGCGGTGCCCACCACCGCCGTAGCCCTTGGCGATCGCGCTCACGTCCAGCCCGTCATCGGTTGACCGTAGGCTGAATACGCGGCCCTCGGGTGTGTCCCAGTAGCAGACGGCGAACCGTTCGCCCTTCGCCATCAGGCCCCCGGCATCGCTGGTCATTGTGTAGGGAATGTTCGCGCAGGGGACCGCATAGCCACCGATGATCATGGTGCGCTGCGTCACCTTCACCAGTTCGGCCACATCCTTGTGGTGCTTCCGTTCGATCGCTCCACCCATGTCGGCCGCCTGCTGAACGCCCATGTGGTCATGCAGCAGCGCATTGAGGAAATCCCAATTACGGAACTCATATTCGTAGCTGAATACCAGCGCGTTTACCTCGCGGGAGAGTGGCAGCTTGAACCGCCACAGGTCCCTGTCGCCCACATAATCGACGAGGTTCGGGCGTGCCTGCCCAGGAAAGAAGAAGTCCCACGCGAGTTGCGCGCCGCTTCGGTCCATATCGAACACCGAACGCACCGGCCACTCGACGGCCTGTTCCCATTTCGCGCGCCAGAGGCTGGGGTCGTATGCGCCCTCCTGAATGTGCCCCTCTGGCACTGGCAAACCAGACAGGTCATCCGCTGCGGTTTTGTGATGATCAAGGATCAGGATCGTGTTCGCCTGCCGCGTGTCGCCAGATTGCAGCATGGACTCCAGCACTGGCCGCTTGTAGCTGAAATCGACGAAGATCACGTCGCGGCCAGCCGTGTCTGGCGGCGCGCTCTGATACACGCCAGGGAAAAAATCGACCTCGCCGTCGAGAGCCTTGTGCACGACCCATGCGGCTGTGAAGCCATCGGCGCAGTTGCCGTGGTAGATGCAAAGAGTTTTGCTCATCGGTCGCTCCCTTCAGGTGAGGTATTCAAGTATATAATTCCCTGTTCTTTCCCTTGCTTGCCGGCGCCGCGGCCACGCGCTCGGCGGCCGCGCCGGCCGGCAGCGGCATGGCTTTCGTTGTTTCGACCGGCACTTCCTGGAACCGGCCGCGCACGGCGCGAATCACGGAAAGCTTCGTGCCGGGGTCGAAGATGGCGACCTGGCACAGCGGCGGGAGCACTGACGCGACATGCGCCGCAAGCCGCTCCGCCGCCTCGGTCGAAAGGCGTCGGGGCGATCGGACAATGAGCAGGTCGCCGCGCTTGAGCCGCAGCCTGCTGATCTCGATCTTTTTGGGAAATTCAACACCGCCGTTTTTGCTCATGCTCTGTTCCTTTCCTTCGCCGCCGGCGACGCGGGCGCTGCGATCAGCCGCTCGGCCGCCGCGCCGATCACGGCTTCCTTCCGGCCGGTGACCAGGTGCGCATACCGTGCCGTGCTGGCGATGTCCTTGTGGCCCAGGCCCTCCTGCACCACCTTCAGGTCGCCGCTCTCGGCCAGCCACCAACTCGCGACGGTGTGCCGCAGATCGTGGAACCGAAGTCGTCCCGCAGGCAGCGCATCGAGGCCGGCGCCGCGCACCGCGGTGGCGAAGGCGCGCTTGATCGAGCGCACCGGCTGGCCGGCGAACCGCCTGTTGAGGCAGTGCGGACACGCGCACGGCACCGCCGGATTGCCGAACCGGAACACCGGGCCGCGCCGCTTCGCGGGGTCCGGCTCGATCGAGGCCAGCAGCTCCAGCGCCGGCGGCGGCAGCGTGACGGCGAGCCGGCGATCGCCTTTCTGCCGCAGCACGGCCCTGGCCAGATCGAGGCTGATCTGCTCCCACAGCAGCCCGAGCACGTTGCCCCGCCGCATCCCGGTCATCAGGTCCAGCATCAGGATGGGGCGCAGATGGCCACAGGCGGCTGCCAGCAGGGCGCGGGCCTCGTCGTGCGACAGGAACGTCTCCCGGCCGTCCGGCTCGGCCAGGGCGTGCCTGGCGCGCTGCCATGGCCCGACTTCCATCCCCCACAGATCCCGCGCCCGCCGGCACACGCAGTGCAGCGTGGTGACGTAGCGGTTGACCGTCGCCGGCGACAGTTCCGCGGGCCGACCGCGCGTCGGCTTGCGGGTGCGCATGCGCTGCACCGCGTCGTTGACCAACTGGTCGTCGAGCTGCGAGAGTAGCACCGAGCCGCCGATCGCGGCGCGCAGCACGGCCATGTCGTAGAGCTGCCCGCGCCGGCCGTACGCGGTCTTGCAAGCGACCTCGGCATAGTAGCGCTCGAACGCGTCGTAGAGCGTGAGCTGCCGCCGCGGCGCCTCGCCGAGCTTGACCTGGCGCCAGACCTCGGACCAGCGCTGGTGCGCCAGCTCGGCCGCGGCTAGCCGGTCCTCGGTCCCACTACTCTCTCGAACGCGGTGACGTTCGATCCGGAAGCCGATCTGCCAGTGGGGCGAGCCGCGCCGACGCGTGAGATATTCTTCGCCGGGAACCTGCCGGCCTTTGCTCTGGCGTGCGGGGGTTGGTTGTCCTGTTGGCATTGAACGACGCTCCGCTCCAGCCATTCACGCAGCAACGCCCGGGTGTAGCGCCGGCTGTTCCCCGCCAGGATGAAGGGCACGTTCATCCGACGGAAGGTCTTCGCGCTCACCTTGAGCATCCGCGCTGCCTCGGCGGCGGTCAACAGGGCGAGATCGTCAGTCACGGCGCAATCACGCTTAAGGCCACGGCGATCGGCCTGACCCAGATCGGCAGCGCCGACAGGCGAAACCCCTGGCCCGACCATGCCATCAGCAGCGTCCGCGCCATCGTCTCGCCGATCGCTTGCGCGGCGTCGGGCGGCACGGCGTTGCCGATCCGCTCGCGCCACGCGCCGTCGCTCAGACCGTCGAGCTCGAGCTGCTCCTCGGGCTCGACCAGCGACTGCAGTGCCGCCAGCTCCAGCGTGGTGAACGGCCGGTGCCAGGTGTTGTCGTCGCTGATGATGCGCGCGACGAGGCGATCGGTCTTCGCCGGCGGCCGCGGGTCGGATACCGAGAATGGGCCGCAATGGCACTGCCGGGCAACGATCTCGGGTGCGGCGTCGGCGATCTCGCGCTTAACAACCATAATCCCGCTCCACGACGCGCTGTCGCTGCCGCAGCGCCTGCGCCAGCCATGCCGCGACGTTCGGCGCCAGGCTCGCCGGCGCCGGCTCCATGGGCCAGCGAAGCGTCGGGCCGGTGCCGTGGCACGCCGCGCACATCGGGCGCCCGAACTCAACGAAACCGAAGCCCCAGTGCGAGCACAGGCCGTAGCAGTTCACGAGGCCGTCGTGGGCGCCGCAAATGCAGCATCCCTCGTCGATGCGATCGAAAACGACGGGGTAGCGCGCCATTTCGTGGATCGCGCGATCCTGCGCCCAACGGCTAGCTTGCTGCCGGCCGGATGGAACACGGACCTCGCTGATCAGAGGCTCAGCGATGTTGAGCAGCCGGCACGCTTCGTCGGCCGGCAGTCTCTCCGCCGGCATGTTCGGCCCCCATCCTTCGGCCTGGTCGTAAACTACGGGGCGCCGCGTGCCGTCGGCGAGGATACAGATCTCGGCAACGCCGTCCCATTCAGTTTTCGCCACCTGCCAGACGGCGTCCCTGACCTCGCAGCCGCGATCGCTGGTCGGATGATGCCAGCGGACTTCGCCGATCCGGCTCTCGATGAACCGCAGCGTCACGGTGCCGCGTGTGCAGCGACGACAGCGGCCGCGCTCGATGCCGTCCCAATCGCGATAGATGCCGGTGCCCGAGCAATGATGGCACTTTACCAAGGCCTGCACCGACCGCACCTCTTCGGCGAACGCGCAGGCAACGAAAGTCTTGTAGGCGTAGATTGCCTTTTTGCCGAAACCAAAGGCGCGCGCGTGGACATTGAGCCGCGACAGCGCGTCGATAAGGCCGCCTGGAGCGGTGTCGATCATCGGCGGACAACCTGCATGCTGCGAAGGCCGTCGAAATCCACGTAGAATTCGACGACGATGTATGCGTCGCGAGATCGTCGCTCCTGCTCGTGACGCTGTTCCGGTGTCATTGCGCGCCAGCATTCCCGTGCTTTGGCGAGAAGATCGACGATCGCATCCTCGATTTCGTCGTCGGTCATCGGCGCTGCGCCTGAGCGTCCGGGTTGTGCGCCCTCGCGAGCTGGATGAAGTAGTCGGAGAGCGCGACGTAGACGGCGGCCATCGAGCGGTGCGGTATGATGTTGCCGTCGTCGATCTGGAGCAGGAACACGTCGCCGTCCGGCTCGATCCTGATCACGATGCGCTTGGTTTTCCGCTTTGGCATCAGCGCGGAAACTCCTGATGCGTGCGGCCGTCGAGCAGGTATCCGGCGGCTTTCTTGCCGACGCGAAATGAAAAGCCGTTCGCCGGCGGCCCGGTCTCCAGCACTTTCAGTGACCGGTCGAAGGCTTCGTCTTCGGGCAGATATTCCCCCCACTGCTTGAAGAAAAACGGCACGCCGGCGGCCTGGCATTGATCGCGCAGTGCGCGCGCCCAGTCCGGGTGCATCGGCCGCGCGTTCGGCCCGCTCTCGCCGCCGGCGATCACCCAATCGAGCGCCGGAGCGTCAGGCATGGGATTGCCGTCATCATCTTCGCACTCTGGCGTGCCGATCAGCGGAAAAACTTCGCGGTGCCCGTCGATGTCGATGCGGTCGAGGTCGATCGGTCCAAGTAACGGCTCGGCGCTGATGTAGTGCACCGCTGCGCGCGTGGCCAGCAACTGGGGGATGCGCTCGTCGGCGCGCGGCTGGTCCTCGACGCTGGCACCCGCCCAGACGTTCGGCAGCGGCCACGACTTTAGATGCGCGATGTCGCCTTGCAACATAATCCCGTTGCCCGTGTCCGACCGTGGATGTTTCGCAAGCTGCTGGATTGTCAGGTCGAGGGCGGCGAGTCCGACGGGATGAGCCCGCGCCATCGAAAGATATTGCCGCATCCGCGCCGGCCGTTTGGTCAGGACCTGGAACGTGTGCTGCGGGCACAGCGCCATGACGGCGAACACGCGGTCGATCGCTTCGTCGGGCAGCGCCTCGTGAAACAGGTCGGACATCGAATTCACGAAGATCCGGCGCGGCTTTTTCCAGCGCAGCGGCAGGTCTAGCATGTGCTCGATCAACTCGACGCGCCCGGTGAATTTGCTGCCGGAGCGCTCGGGATCGATGAAGCCGTGATAGGGCTGGCCGGGCTTCGTGAACCGGGCGCCGTCCCTCTCGGCGTAGCAGAACCGGCAGCCCTCCGACACGCGCGAGCACCCGCGTGTCGGGTTCCAGGTCGCGTCGGTCCATTCGATGCCGGTGTTGTCAGCCATCATCCCGTCCCGGCATGAGCCGCCGCGGAGGCGTTTGCTCCTGGCGCTCGTGGCGGGGGGTGAATTAACCGCGCC